TCACTGAGGTCATAGTCTGTATTAGCAAGACCCCAAGATGTAGTTGCCATAATCAGAAAGGCTTACCAACAGCAGTTGTAGCAGGAGTTAAAGCAGCATCAATAGCAGCTTCTACAGCAGCAACACCATCAGTTCCTAAAGCAGTTTTAACCCATGAAATGCAGGTAGCAGCATCTAGGGAGTCATAACTTTTGAAGTCAGATGGGAGACTAGAGGGCTTAACGAAATTCACTTCACCTGTTTGTCTTGTACCTTCTTTTTCTGTGTTGTCAGAATCATCAATCGCTTTAACACGATAGATAACCTTATTAACGTGATTGTCGGAAATGTCACGTTCCATTGTGTTCACTTCCCAAGTTTTTACAATTGCCATAGTTATGCAACTAAGTTGAGTTGTTTATGTAGAGTTTAACCCTCTTGAGGTGTTTCAACAGAGCAAGCTGCCGTCTCTTCTTCTTTGATCATCTGTTCTAGTTCTGCGTACTGTGCATTTTTAACAGTGAAGTCAGCGTGAACTTGTGCTTTTTCGTTTTCAAGCTTTTTGCTTTCTTCTGCAAGAGTATTGAATCTATCAGCTAAAGCTTGTGCTTCTGCTTTACGTGCATCTCTGCGTTCGATTAAAGTTGACATAAGAAAATGTTAGATAATAAGAGTTTAAGTGTTTGACCAATACTGACCATTACGGCATTTACTAAGAAGGTTTGTCAGCAATCAACTTAGCTTTCCACGCATCCTTTACGCTTTGAGTCCAAGCCGCTGTGCAAATATTTTTTACTTTATCTGCTATAGCAGTTACCCCATCTGGCTCTTTATCTAAAGGATTATCTACTAAATTGTCGGATGCGTCTAACGTACCCGGATCTAAGACAAAGCGTTCAAAAGATCTCGTCAGTTCAACATTATTCTTTTTTATCACCGTTGCTTTTCTAACTTGAACGTGTGCATACAGATGACCTACGATTTCAATTTTATCGTACTCAATAGACTCGGATAAGCTCATTTTAGGAACGTCCTCCAGACGAGACAGGTTTAATGGTGCTTAGTTTATAGACGTGCTAACGGTCTTGCTAATGATCTAGGTTTAGGTGGCTATATAAGTACCTGCACACATAAATTCTCCAGTAAAGCTAAGACCTCCTGATCCAGACCCAAGAACAGCACCTGCATGAGTAAGAAATTCTAGCTGAGTACCATCTACAATAATTCTTGCATCATTTGAAGCACCTAACATTTCCGAAGCTGTTATATAAACCCCACCTACAACATTAGAACTGTGTCCCGCAAAAGGTAAACCTTCTATAACAATCTGACCTCCTACAGTAGTCGCACTTGTACATTTAAGTCTTATTTGAATATGTACTATTCTACCTATTTTTGTATAGAATCCACCTGTTGTTGTGTAACTAGCAGCACTTAAAGTATTACCACCACCTGCACCAGTTTTATAATTAACATCAAAGGTACCTTCTTCATAGTCGTCCAAAATTGATCCGTTAGTTGAAACACCTCCAGATTCAGAAGCACTAAAGTCAATACCGCCACCACTTGGGAACGCTAAAACTAGTCCACTTGATGCCTTTTTTAACGTTGCTTCATTGTTACTACCTGAACTATCAGGAACATCTACTTTTATTACTAACTGACCATAGGTTGCGTTGTTTGGACCATTTGCTCTTATAACCGAGTCAGTTCCATTATGGTAGATTTTTAAATCATCTCCATTTCCACATCTTAATTCAACATTATCGTCTAATTTAATATAATCCTGAGCCATCACTAATTGTCCAGTGACTCTAACCCCATAGTTCAATGTCTCAAGCCGCTTAACGCCGTCGTAATAGGCTTCTACGCCTCCGTCATCGTATGCCCGTATCATCTGCTCATCACCAGCTACGCTGGCGACTTGAAAATCAGCACTACCTAAGACAAGGACTCCTGTTGAATTGGTAATCCATGAATTAGATCCATCATGTTTGATTTTTAAATCTGATCCAGCACCAAATATCGCTTCACCGTTATCGCCCCAATAGGCGTGAGTTCCTACTTGAACATTGCCTGTAACAGTAACGCCGTACTGATAAGTCTCCAGCTTTTTAGCATTATCCCAATAGAGTTCTACGGCTCCGTTTGCTGATCCTTTAATTATTGATTCACCTGAACCTGTTACTGATTTAACGTAGAAAGTATCTGTCCAAATCTCAGTATTTGTAGAAGCAGCACTTTTAAGATAATTTTTCGTTCCATCATGGTAGATTTGCAGATCATCATTAACACCTAAACGTAGTTTTGCAGAGTCACTATTATTATCAAAGTTACCTGATCCATCCCAACTCCATGCTTGAGTATCACCAGCTTTTACATATAGTTTATCAACATTGTTGTAATACCTAAGACCACCCATGTGAGAGTCATCAGAGTCACCAAACATTAAATAGCAACTTGCTTGGTTGTTATTTGTATAGGCTCTTAAAACTGCATCACTACTACTATTATCTTCTTCTGCAAATACGGATAGATAGGTATCACCTGTTGCAGATTCAACGTGTGCTCCAGAGGTTACTGTACGGAATTTACGATCATTGTCAAAAAACAATTCACAGGCACCGTTTTCATAGAAATTAGCTTGTGTTTCAGTGTTAAGAGCATTAGTAATTTTAACCCGATCTGAAACGATTACTAAATTACCAGTACCAGTATCTTGAATATATGAGTTGCCATTGTGATAAATAGATAAATCTGACGAAGCACCAGCAGTAAATTTCCCGTTATCTGGAACGTTAACTAATCCTGCACTGGTAATGGTTAGTCGTGTTGTAGGTTCAGTCGCTCCATCTGCTGTCGTGCCAAATACTAAACGACCGGGAAGATCATTACCCCCGGGAGTTCCATCAACTTCTGCTACTATTGACGCTGCTTTTGAATGTAAATCTGTTCCATCTGCTCCACAAAAAACTATTTCTCCTAAACCATCATTATCCTGAACAACTGTCATTGTTCCGACAGTAGCACCTCTAGCTTTTCCAAGAGATAATCGAGAAGGGCTATTATCTGCTGAATAGCGTGAAAGAGTAACCGCAGCGTTTTCAGTTGTTCCACAAACTTGTACTTTTGGTAAAGAAGATGCTCCAACTCTTATAAATGTAGACGTACCAACAAGCAACCGACCTGAACTATCTAATCTTGCTGACTCACTACTTGCATTTTTAAAGACTGTATTAGCAGCTCTAATAGCTAGATCTTTAACTGTATTATTTGCATTATTTAATACGTCTATCCCTATCCCTGTACCACTGTGAATATCAGTTATCGCCCTAATATGTAAATTACCATCTGTCATCCCTCGGACATTAAGAGGTGAAAGTTTACCTGCTCCATTAATGGCTAACTTTGTAGGAATCTGTACTTCTGCACTCGAATCAAGACTTAAACCTTGAGTTCCACCAGCAGCTAAAGAAACTGTATTTGTACCGCCATAGATTCCTGAGTCTGAATCACCAAAGTGAATAGCAGGTGCAGAATTACTTCCAGCAGTCGCCTGTAAAACTCCCGCTAAAGTGCCGCCTGCAAGAGCTAAATAAGTACTATTTGATGTGGAGCGTTCAGCCGAAGTAACCGCTGCTAAACCAGCCGGGGTAACAGATCGTGTTGTAGAGGTACCGGTTGTTGTCTCAGTATTTGTTGCGTATTCACTAATTCCGGCGACTGTTGTAGAAGCTGCCGGAGTGGTCAAACTTCCGGGGCCAGCCATCTTGACGATGGTATTATCACTAGCCCTCATGTAGATACCGAGGCTATTGATATTTGCGTTTACTGCTAGTTCACCAACAGCAGCTAAATGAGTTGTAGTTGGTACAGAGTTTTCAACAACGCTGTTTTTCAGCGTGATCTTAATAGCCATGAGGTCTAATGCTTATACAAGCGGTGGTCGCCTATATCCATAGGTGCCTCAAGTTTAGCTCACTTCACTCAGTTGAGTTAAATTAATAAGTCCCGCCAGCTATCTCAGATACGTTTACCCAAGACCCGCCAGCTTGCAATTCTAAAAACTGTCCTGCTGTTGAGCTTGAAATGGTGACATCATTTAGATCATCTAAACCAAGAGTGGGAGCATCCCCCGCGTTAATATCAACCCTTTGCCATCCACTTAGACCGTTACACATGGCCCAATCTCCCACGGTAAAACTGACCCCGCTTACAACGGCAGTTCCGCTACCTGCAACGGTACATACCGCGTAAATTCCAGTTAAAGCAGCGGTTCCAGCGGGTAAAGCTGTACCCGCCGTTAGTCCGGCAGAGACCCCAAATGTTGTAAGAGTTCCGATGACACCGTTAGTCCCATCGAACGTACCCGCGTACCTGAGATTTTCTTCTGCTAATCGACCAAAACCTACGGCATACCATGAGTTTCCGTTGAATATCCTCAGTTGTCCAGTGGATTCCTGTAACCAATAAACGCCCGAAGGTAGGTTAGTAATATCAGGTTGCGCTTCTTGTATAAATGAGATCGCACCACTAGCCAACTTATCCATCGTCACCGCATTGTCTGTGATGAAGGATGTTCCAAAAGTTCCACTGGTAATTTTCGATGCAGCTAGTGATGGAATATCACTCGCAACTAAGTCTGCTCCAGACGTAACAATTCCCTGAGTAGAAACTGTGACCTTTCCATAAGTACCACTAGCGACTCCGCTATCTGCGATAGTTAAAACTCCATTACCGTCAACAGCTAGAGGAGAGGATGTTGCAGGAACTTTGACGGCTCCAATTGCACTAACCGTAGCTACTGGTAAATCAGTACCGGCTAAAGCTTGAGTAGATGTAATTTGCCCGAAAGCGTTAAAACTTATTCCTGATCTACTTGCAGCCGTAATTGAATTTGCTATTGATATTGCACCTAAAGCAGTAACAGATAAACCACCGGCTGCTGGAACAGAAACAGCACCGATATTACTAACTTCGGCTTCAGGGAGATCACTCGGTACTAAAGCAGCCGTTGAGGTAATTAAGCCCTCTGAATTATATGTAATACCATTTCGCGCTGACGATCCACCCGCAACAGCATTATTAATACCCAAGTTACCGCTTGTACCATCTATATTCAGCGACCGATCTATATTACTTGCGTTTAATTTAACCGGTAAAATAGTACCATCGGTTATTTTAGATCCGTCTATACCACTAGCAATTTTGACATCCGTCACGGCTGACGTTGCTATGGCTGCCGTATCCACAGCGTTGTCAGCCAGCTCCGTACTTGTAACGCTATTTGTACCTAACTGTGTCGAAGTTATAGTCGCATCTAGTAACTTAGTACCTGCAATACTTCCCGCTAATTTATCATTAGTGACCGCAGCGTTATTAATTTTAGCCGTTGTAATCGCTGAGTCCTGAACAGCCAAAGTATCCACAGAACTGTCTGCTAATTCTGAACTTCCAATCGCATTTGGAGCAACATTTCCCGCTTGGATTGTATTACTTGCGATGTGACTATTTGTAATAACTGCACTTCCAATTTCGCTTGCCCCCACGGCGTTTTCAGATATTTGCGTAGAGGTCACAGAATCAGTTCCTAGCTGAGCTGAAGTTAAACTTGACGCTGTAATTTTTGCTCCCGGTATATCCCCATTCGATAGATTTAATTTTACATAAGCAATCGTCGTATCTGATAATTTACTACCTTCAATACTTCCTGCTAATTGAGCATTAGTAATCGTTCCGCTTAAAGACGACGTAGGATAATTAATTGCATCCGTTAAATCTAGAGCTGGAGTTGCATCTGTTGATCCCAAAACCAAATTTAAGCCGCCCAGACTGATACTGGAATTAGCTAACTTCGCATTAGTTATATTTGCATCTAGAACCGAGGCGGTGACAATCGAATTAGCCGTTAAGGGGTAACTAAGAGCAGCCGCCGGTATAGAAGCCGCATCAATTAAAGCAACTCCCCTTTGAACTAAGTCTTTTGACGTTACTTTCTTGGTCTCACTCGCGCTAATATCTGCGACTGGAAGTACATCAACAGCTTGTAAACCTGCTCCAGATAGGGCCGGTAATTGACTAATACCTAAATCTGGCATGGCTTTCTACTTAACTTAGTAAGGTCACTATAGAGTAATTCTAGTCTGTATCTTCAATAGTGATCTTATCTCCGTCTTCTTCGAGTATTAATGCACCATCTTCCTGTAATAAGTTGAAGACAGGGGTACCACTTCTCAAGTGAAAAGGACCGGTTGTAACAAAGTCTATTTTTGTAGAGATAAGCCCTTCTGTAGGAACTGAGACAACAACATTAGAAACTAAACATTCAGCTTCATACCAAACACTAGCTACACTTGTGGTTCCGCTGTAATAGATATAAAACTCAGCCGCAAAATCCGCACCTTGCTCCATTCTTAAAATTAATTGAGCTAGATAAGAAGGAAACTCTGGAGCGTTTGTTGTGTAATGAGGGTCGCAAATCAAATACTGGTGTTGCCATAAGCACGTCATAGTACCTTGACCAGAAATTAAACCACGATCAAATTGCGATTTAAACTCCTCACCTAAATTGGTGAGATCTACTGAGTCTCTCGTCGTTGTTATTTCATACTCTTTAATATTGGCGACACAGCGATACCGATCATTATGAGTTGTAATACGAACCTCTTTAGAAGAGGACGGCTCAACCAAAGTAGTAGCATTTGACAGCCCTCCACTAAGAGCATTTTCAAAATTGTTGTAAAGGCGAATCCCTCCAACTTCATCGACATTAATAAACTTCTTAACGTCAGGAAAAGAATGTCCTGACACTAATTCAAGGGTTGATCCATCAACAGTTTCAATCTCGACCTGATCTCCTGTAATTAGTGAATTGGATTGAAAATCAACAGAAAAACGCTTTTTAGTGACATTGACATCTGAAGGGTCGAGTAAAGTAACTAACCCCTGACTTGTTGTATCTCGCTTTAATTCAACGAGACCATTTGATCCAAAATAAATTGCCACAGATTAGAATTTTATATTTGCGTCTGTTCCTAGTGGTGCGCCATCTACTTCAAAACTAATATCCGCAGCTAATACTTGACCTACTGCATTAGTCATCGAAAGACTGGTTATGTATGCGTAGAAATCAATAAACCTTTTAGCAGAAGATCCGTCATCTATTAAAAGCTTTAATCTTACGTTGGAAGCTTTCGTTGTTTTAGCTGTACCTGCTGTCGATCCTCCAGACGGCTTAACAAATTTCTGAAGTAAAGTCGATACTCCTCCTGCACCTGTATCCGCACCAGATTCAGAGTAATAATAGATTGAGCAACTACCTGTAATACTTCGGATACCGGGAATTATTGTTCGATCCGTATCTTCTAAAGACACTGTTTCTAGAACAGCTTGACTTGCAGTGAATGACCAAGATCTTACTTTTGCTACAGCGGTGCCACTACCATCTACAAATAACTGGCCGTCTTGTCCTGAATAAAAATTAGCCATTCGAGCGCAACTTA